GCCCTGGCGCGGCTGGACCGAACCGCCGATCATCTGGACCATGGCAATCGGCCTGCCGAGCGCGGGCAAATCCCCGGCAATCGATGCGGTGCTGCACCCGCTGCGGCGGGTTGAGGGCCAGATGCGCAAGGCAGCCGATGCCGCGGCCAAGGCATGGGCCGAAACGGCCGAGGTGGCGGCGGCGGTGGAAGGCGCATGGCAGAAGCGGCTGGAAAAGGCGGTTGCGGCTGGCGAAGACCCGCCGCCCCGTCCGGTCGAAGCCGATCCGCCCCCCGCGCCGCATGTCCCGCGCCTGGCCGTGAACGATTGCACAATCGAAAGGCTTGGCGTCATCGCCGAATGTCAGCCGCGCGGCTTGCTTCAGGTGCGCGACGAATTGGCTGGCTGGCTTGAGAACATGACCCGCTATTCCGGCGGAAATGACAGGCCCTTCTGGCTGGAAGCCTTCGGCGGCCGGAGCTACTCGACCGAGCGTTTGGGGCGCAAGCCGGTGCATATCCCCCGGCTCAGCATCGGGGTTCTGGGCGGAATCCAGCCAGACCGGCTTCGCTCGCTGCTGCTCAAGGCCGACGACGACGGCTTGCTGGCGCGGCTCTGGCCCATCTGGCCGGACCCCGTGCCGGTGAAGCGGCCAACCGCCTATGCCGACGACGCCCTTATCGAAACCGTCCTGAGCAGGCTTCTCTCTCTCTCGACATGGTGCCGGGCGAGGATGGCGAGGCGCGGCCGTGGTTCATCCCCTTCGGCGAAGATGCCCGCGACCTGATGGACGACTTCCGGGCCGTGGTGCGGCGGTGGGAAGCCGAGGCCGAGGGGCTCTTGCTTTCCTTCATCGGGAAACTGCCCGGCATGACCGCGCGGCTGGCGCTGGTGCTGGCGGCCCTGGACTGGGCATCCGGCGAAGCCGACGAACCGCGCAAGATCGGGGCGGCGCACTTCGGCCGCGCGGCGCATCTGGCCGAGGCCTACCTGCTGCCGATGGCGCGACGGGCCTATGCCGAGGCATCGGTGCCGCAGGCCGTGAGGGCTGCGAAGCGGCTGGCGGCGATTATCCGAGAACAGGGGTGGCGGCGCTTCACGTCGCGCGACGTGATGCGGCTGGATCGGTCCGGGCTTGGGACGGCGGCCGACCTGAACCCGGCGCTAGAGGTGCTGGAAGATGGAAGATGGCGATGTGATCCGTCCCGTTGCCGCACCTCGATCACCACAAGGAGGCCGCCCGGCGCGTGTCTATGACGTGAACCCGGCGCTGCACGGAGGGCAGCCATGACCCGGTGGCTGGCGGCTGCAAAATTGGCAGATAGGGGCCGGACAAAACCGACAAAACTGACAAAACCCACGCTTAGGTTGAGTGACTGCGGCGGCGATACAACCGAACCCCCGGTTTTGTCGGTAATGTCGGTTTTGTCCGGGGGGTATATGTCGAAAATCGCAGCCCCCCCGACCGACCCCGCCGCGTCCCCGCTGGACCCCGAAGGCCTGCCCTTCGCGGCCTGCCCAGCCTGCGGCGGCGGGCTGTTCTGGAAACCGGCCGACCTGCCCCCCGAGGGGCCGGGCTGGCGCTGCGAAGCCTGCAACCCGCCCCCGGCCGAGGGGTGGCGGCACGCGGTGGCGGTGCCGATGGAGAGCACACATGACCGACCAGCGCCTTGATCAAGCCCAGGAAACCGCCGCGACCGTGCGGGAACTCATGCGCCTGCTGATCGAAGAACAAGGCTTCGATCCGGCGGCCGTCATCGCCGGTGCCCATGCCGAGGCGGCGGCCGCGATGGTGGTGGCCTTCGGCGGCAGGGAGGCAGCCGAGCGGATGCGCGCGGCGGCGGCGCAGGTGGAGCCCTTGCCGTCCCTCGCAGCCGTCACGCTGGCGGCGCAGGAACCGGCAGGGACGGCCTGACGGGTCCTTCCTGGACGCGGCGTATGCGGGGGGGGCGAGGCCCGGCGTTTCAGTCTGTGCAAACGCACACAAGGGGGCACGACTTGCGCATTCTGGACGAAATGGCGTTGAACGGTGAGCGGGTTCACCGGATCGGCGGCGCGGACCTGTGCCGCCTGCTGGGCCTTTCGTCCGGCGTTCTGTCCGACCTTAAGCGGCGCGGCATTGCGGTGCACCTCGGGCACGATGCCTATGACCTCGAACGCACCGTCCGGGCCTATGTGGAGCACCTGCGCGGGGTGGCGTCGGGGCGGGGTGGCGAGGAGCACGTGGCCAGCCTCACGGCTGAGCGGGCGCGGCTGGCGCGTGAGCAGGCGGACGGGCAGGCGCTGAAGAACGCAGTTCTGCGGGGCGAGTTGATCCGGGCCGATGAGGCCGATAGGGCATGGGCCGACTTCCTGCGGCAGGTGCGGGGGCGCGTTCTGGCGGTGCCGTCGCGGCTGCGGGCAGCGGGTGACCTGAGCGGTGCCGAGGCTGAGGCGGTGGATCGTGCCTTGCGGGTGGCGCTTGCCGAGCTTGGGCAGGCCGAGACGGGCGAGGTGGCGCATGGCTGAGGTTGCCGAGGTTCTGGCCCGTGCCCGGCGCGCGCTGGTGCCGCCGCCGCGCATCAGCCTGCCTGAATAGATCGAGGCGCATATCAACCTGCCCGACAGTCTGTCGGCAGTGCCCGGGCCGGTGCGGTTGTGGCCCTTCCAGCGCGGTATTGCCGAGGCCATCGGCGATCCGGCAATCGAGCGGGTGACGGTGGTCAAGCCGGTGCGGGCGGGGTTCACCACGCTTTTGACGGCGGCGCTGGCAGGCTATGTGGCGAACGACCCCGCGCCGATCCTGGTGTTGTTGCCGACCGAGGCGGATTGCCGCGACTATGTGGTTTCGGACCTGGAGCCGACCTTCGCCGCCTCGCCCGTGGTGGCCCGCGCGCTGGCCGAGGATCGGGAAGGGGCCGAGCGCGACACGATCCTGTCGCGGCGCTTCCCCGGCGGAAGCCTCAAGGTGGTCGCGGCCCGTGCGCCCCGGAACCTGCGCCGCCACACCGCCCGCGTCCTGTTCTGCGACGAGGCGGACGCGATGGAGCCGACGCCCGAAGGATCGCCGATCCTCTTGGCGGAGCGGCGCACCCTGAGCTTTCCCAACCGCAAGATCGTCCTGGGTTCGACCCCGACCTTCGAGGACACAAGCCATGTCCTGCGGGCCTATGCGGCCAGCGACCGCCGCATCTTCGAGGTGCCGTGCCCGGAGTGCGGCATCTTTGCCGAGCTTCTGTGGCAGGATATCCGCTGGCCCGAGGGGCGGCCCGAGGATGCCGCGTGGTGTTGCCCGTCCTGCGGGGCGCTGGTGCCCGAGCGGCACAAGCCCGCCATGGTCGCGGCGGGGCGCTGGCGCGCGACCGCGCCCGAGGTGCGGGGGCACGCCGGGTTTCGCCTGAATGCGCTGGTGAGCCTTCACGCCAACGCATCGTGGGGGCGGCTGGCGGCCGAGTTTCTCGCGGCGAAGGACGATCCGACCGCGTTGCAGACCTTCGTCAACACCATCGTTGCGCAGGGCTGGCGCGGCGCGGGCGAGGAGCTCGAGGAGGCCGATCTTGCGGCGCGGGCCGAACCCTGGGGGCTGGAAGCGGGGCTTCCTGCCGAGGCGCTGGCGCTGACCTGCGGGGTGGACGTGCAGCACGACCGCCTTGAGGCGACGTTCTTGGCCTGGACCGAGGCCGGCGTGCCGCTGGCGGCTGGGCACCGGGTCATCTGGGGGCGCTACGACGACGGCGCGACATGGGCCGAGCTTGACGCGCTGTTGTCTGCGACCTGGCCCCATGCCTCGGGCGGGCGGCTGGCGCTGGACGCGGCCTGCATCGACGCGGGCGACGGCGCGACCATGGACGCGGTGATGCGCTTCGCGGCCCCCGGCTGCGGCGGCGGGTGTTCCCGATCAAGGGCGCGCCCGGCATGAGCCGCCCGATCATCGACAAGGCGGGAAGCCGCACCAGGACCGGGCGGTTGTTCATCGTCGGCACGGACGCGGCGAAGACATGGCTCTTTGCCCGCCTCGCCCGGCCCGGCGCCTTCCGCCTTTCGGCCGAACTGCCCGCAGTCTGGCATGAGCAGGTGGCATCCGAAAGGGCGGTGGTGCGCTATCGGCGCGGCCAGCCGGTACGCAGCTTCGAGCGCATCCCCGGACGGCAGGCCGAAGCCTTGGATTGCTGCGTCTACGCCGTCGCCGCCCGGCAGCTGATCGCCCCCGACTGGCAGGCGCGGCGGGCGGCTCCGGCGGGCGGTGCGTCCGCGAGGCGCGGCGGAGCGTGGAGACGCAAAGCCAATGGATCCGGCGATGACCGCCGCACGGAATGGGGCGGGCACCCCCGGCCGAGACATGGCGGCCAAGTGCCCCCGTTACTCGGCGAGTGGGCAAACCCCGAGAAAGCGCGGCCGAGCGCCCCTTCCCCCGGCGCAGCGCTCCCTACTGCGGCCGAAACGGGATTAACACTTGGCGCGTCGCGTGTTTCGCATATTCTCACGCAACACGCGGGCGCATACACGACAGCGCTGATCCGACAGACGAGCCACAGCGTGAATCCGACTGCCGCCGACGCAGCAGCCATAAGCGGCGTCAGCCCTCAGCTGCAGGCGAATTGGCCGCGCCGCGGCTTCTGCCGCAACTGGCCGAACCCGGATGGGCGCGCTACGCGCCGGGCGCGGTGTTGCGCCTGTTCATCGGGAACCTGTCCCAGGCCGCGCTTGGCGTGAAGGGAACGCGATGGCTCGCAACCGAAGCCGCCACCACGGCGCACGCGATCCTGCGCACCCTTCCCGGCGCGGTGCGGATCGAGGCCGACCCGGCCCTTGGTGAGGGTTTCGAGGCCCGCGAACGCGCGCGGTTCGTGGATACGCGGCGACGCACCAACGCCAGCGCTGCATCGTTGTGCCGCTGCCCGAGCGCGAGGACGCGCCCGGCTCGCCCGGGCTTTACCATCGCGGCGATCTTGGCGACCTGCCCGACCTGATCGCCCCGGACGCGCCGATGGCGTTGGTGCTCGACTGCGAGGCCATCGCGCGGGCCTTCTTTGCCCGCGTGCGCAGGGTGACGGACGAAGCGCTTGAGGTCTGGAGCTTCACCCCTGAGCGCGGGGGTGGCGCATGACGTGGCTCGGCCGCATCCTCGCCCCGATGCGCCGCCGTCAGATCGAAGCGGGCGGCGGCGGGCGGCGGTGGCAGGGGGTGCCGATGCTGCACAACCCGGCCCGCGCGACGGATGCGGCCCGCGCCACCACGCGCGCCCGCGCGGCTGCGGCCTATGTGAACACCCCGCAGGCGCGGCGGATCGTGGAGGCCTGGACTTCCGCCCTGGTCGGGCGGGGCTGGCAGGCCCGTTCCCAGCACCCCGACCGCGCCACGGCGGCGCGCCTCAACGACGCCTTCGAGGCGCTGGCGAACCCGGTTCTGCCGCTGGTGGCCCGGTGCCTGGTGCGGGACGGCGAGGCCTTCGCGCACCTGCGCCCGACCGATGACGGCGGCCTGCGGCCCGAGGTGCTGGACCCCGCGCAGGTGGACGCGGCCCTGTCGCGCCCGCTGGATAACGGCGGGCGGATCGAGCAAGGGGTGGAGCTCGACCGCGACGGGAACGCGGTGGCCTACCACGTTCTGCGCGAACCGCCCGGCAGCGCCTGGTCGCCCTACGAGACGGTGCGGGTGCCCGCTTCCGACATGCTGCACATCTACGACCGCCAGTTTCCGGGGCAGGTGCGGGGCTTGTCGTGGTTGGCCCCGGTGATGTTGCGGCTGAGCGATCGCGATCAGTTGAGCGATGCACTGGTGGCGCAGGCCAAGGTCGGGGCCTTGCTGACCGGCTTCATCCGCGACCCCGAAGGCGGCGCGGCGGGCTTCGACCAAGGCGCGAGCGGCGGGCAGTGGAACGTTGCCCTTGAGCCGGGCGCGATGCGCATCCTGCCGCCCGGCGCTGACGTGAGCTTCACCCCGCAGCCGCAAGGCCTGCGCGATGCTGTCGCCTTCGTGGCCAGCATCGACCGCGAGATCGCCGCCGGGGCGGGCCTCACCTACGAAAGCCTGACCGGCGACCTCGGGGCGGCGAACTATTCGAGCGCCCGCGTCGGGCTCTTGGACTTCCGCCGCCGCGCCGAAGCCTTGCAGCGGCACCTCATCGAGGCGCAGGTGCTGCG